AAGATCTCGACTTGACTGGTAAGATTAGAAACATTGCTTGCTCTAACTCGGATGCCATAGGCTACGTTTATAGAGATGGAAACAAGACAATGATTTCATTCGATTCTAGTGAAGAGATCACTGCAGGCTCTCGTTGTGAGCATTTAAAGGGTCAAGTTATGGAACTTGATTGGAGTAAAATTTATATTGACTAAACACATTAAATCAAATGGCAATCGAAGCTACAGTTGCACAAGAAGTTGCAACACAACCTACCACCGTAATTACGGTGTCATCAGTTCTTGGGGATTTGAATAACGGCATGGACAGAAATGCTATTGCTAGGAAGTATGGTCTATCTGCTGCAGAAATTGCAGAGGTATTCAAGCACCCAAAGCTCAAAGGTCTACGTGCTCGTCGTAAGATTACACGTATCTCTATTGTAGATGACACAGTAGAAAACCCAGTAACTATTCCTACAGTTCCTCAAACTGGAATTAGATTAACAGATAGTGAGGTGGTTACAAATCCTAACCAACTTGATCTGCTTGACTTGATTGTTGATGCAGAAGCATCAATCTGAGAGGGAAGGGACATAGTTTACAAAATGTTTTACCGTTAAAAATTATTAAAATGGCTATTCAATCGAATAATTCAGAAGAAGTTGTAGCAGGTGGTGGCATAACCCTATATACAGGTATTGCCCCAGTATCAGTAGTTGCAGTTAATCCTAGCTTAGATGAGCTATCAGATTTAGGTATTAATCTCAGAAACGAACCAGAGTATAAGGTGACTCTTAACGAGGAGGACTATAATAAGCTGGTATTCTGGCTTAAGTCTGACGTTCCTGGTCTGTCTTTTACTACTAGATTCGAGATTCTTATGCAGTCTAAGCACCGTGCATCTAAGGATGGAAGCAAGTTTATGTGGGCTAACAACATTGGTCAGACTACATGGAGTGCAGATGTCCCTGCATATGACTGGTGGAAAAATAAAGATAAAACCAGAAAAGCTTATGTTGGTGAGGATACTTTGATTAACTTTACCAAGGCTTGGGCTAACGTGGCAGCAGGTGGAGAGGTATCATTTGATACTATCGATGCTATTGCTGAGGGAGATGTAAGAGAGTTGCAAGAGTATGTTAATGTACTCAGTGCTAACAAATTACGTGTCCTTGTAGGTGTTAAAGATGGCAAGTATCAGGCTGTCTACAACCGTCACTTTGGTCGTCTTAAGCCAATGAGAGATGATATGTTTATCAAGGCTTTGAATGAGGACTATGGTTCTTTCAATGCTGAGTATAACAAGGATCTCAAACTGCAGGTTTATTCCCCAACTATGATTGTGGCTGACCCTGTAGCAGTTCCAGCAGGTGATTCTGCTGATGCTTGGGATGTTTAAGTTGTTTAGTGTGTGTGTATATTGTTATTGATTAAGAGTGAGAATGGGGGGCGACGGCTCCCCATTTTCTATTTTTGTAACTATGATTCAGATAAGGAACAGCGATGCTTACTTGGATAAAGATTCTGTTCTTTGTAAAATTTCAGAGTACGATATCTTCAAGTTCTATTGTCACAGTTTTAAGAAGAATGGTGACAAGTTTTGTAGTGAGCTCAGACAAGATAGATCCCCAACTTGCTCGATAATCCAGTACAATGGTAAGCTATTGTATAAGGATTTCGGTAATGGGGAGAGCCATGATTGTTTTAGTTACGTGCAACGTAAGTATAATCTGACATTTATAGAAGCACTCAAGGTAATAGATGCTGACTTTGGGCTAGGACTCCACACAGGGACTATGACCAAGGCTGAGATGGCTATTACCTATGGGGATCAAGTTATTGAGGAGAAAAGGCCCACTATGATTACTAAACGTAGTAGAAGGTGGACTGAAGAAGATGTTAAATTCTGGGGAAAGTTTGGGATAGACTTAGAGTTATTGACTAAATTTGCTGTAGAGCCGATCGATTACTTTTGGATCAATGAGGTTCGGTATAGCTGCCACACTCTGGCTTATGCATATAATATCAACGGGAGATATAAGATCTACAGGCCGTTGGAAACAGAGGGTAAGTGGTTCAGTAATACTACTAAAAATGATATCCAAGGCTATGGCCAATTGAAAGACAGTGGAGACATTGTCTTTCTTGCTTCATCACTAAAGGATGTTATGACTTTGAATGCTCTGGGATTCGAGGGAGTAGCAATGCAGAGTGAGATGCAGATGCCTAGTCAGAAGTTTATTGATCATCTCAAGACGAGATTTAACTTAGTGGTTGTGCTGTATGATAATGACTTTAATTCTGATACAAATCCAGGCCAGACTATGGCTAACAAAATTTGTAATACGTATCAGTTAATCAATGTCATTATACCAGCCCATTATAAATCTAAGGATATATCAGATCTTGTTAGAGATCATGGAAAAGATTGTGCACAGAGAATAATTAACATTCAACTACCTTAAATGACTGATTCTAAATACTATACAGACCCAGAGGTTAGAGAAAGAATTGACACTATACTAAAAAATTGTGCAAATCTGTTCAGCAACCTTGGTACTTACACTACTTTTGATGTACAAGACATCAGAATTGCAAAACAACTAGAACGACAATGGCTAAACGAAATACAAGAACTCGATCCAATACTGTTCGAAAAGCTGGTCCCAAGAAAGGAAGCCGAGGAAAAATAAAAGCTACTCAAAAAGTAGTTGACGGCATACAGTTTAAGTCAATGTTGGAGGTGTTCACGTATCGTAAGCTATTAGAGTATGAGTTAAGATTTGAGTACGAACAACGTAAGTTCGTCATTATGCAAGGGTTTGATTACCCTCAGTGTTCTTGGGAGACTCTACCTAGTGGGGATTTTAAAGATAAAGGGAACGGAAAAGTTCGTGATATCACATACACCCCAGACTTTGTAGGGTATGATTCTAAAGGAAAACTTAAATGGGTAATCGAGTGTAAAGGTTTTGCTAACGAAAGGTTCCCTAATACGTGGAAGCTATTCAAGCAGACTTTGATACGAGAAGGAACAGTAATCCCACTGTATCTCCCTAAAAATCAGAAGCAGGTCTTAGAGACAATCGAAAAGATACTAGCTTTATAATCAACAATTTAACTAACTAAAGGTCTGGAGAAATCTAGGCCTTTTTTATTTTATCCTAATGAGTATTAAAACTATTGAAGACAACTACATTGGGATGGACAAGGGTGTGGCTAAGAGGATTAATAAGGGAGCTGAGAAGCTTGTCTTTGATATCTTGCAGGCTACTCAGTATTCCACCCCTATCCCTTCAACCGTCAGAGAGCTGGTAACAAATGCCTGCGATGCTCAACGAGAGAAGGAGATTGCTATTGAGATTCTTACTGGGGTTAAACAAGCATCAGACTACTACATAACCAGAGATGGGGAGCAGTATTCTGATTCTAACTTTGACCCTAGTTACTATTCTATCTCTAACCTTGATATTGTACGTAACCATATTGAGATAACTTATCAGCACAACGATGGCATTGGCTATTGTGATAAGCTATCTATCAAAGATTATGGCGTAGGTATCGGGGCTAAGAGACTAGAAGGTATCCTTGAGCTAGGCTATTCTACTAAACGTAACACAAGTCAGAACTTCGGTGCTTTCGGCTTGGGTGCTAAGGTAGCACTGTCAACTGGTGTAGACTTCTACACTATCGAGACGGTGTACAATGGCAAGAGATTCAAGGCTAATTGTTTTAACTATAAGACTGACTTTATCATCCCGAAGTTCAATCTTACGACAGGCCAGATTAACCCATCGATTACTTTGTCTGATGGATCTGTAGTATATTATGAGGATACTACTGATCTTAACTGGACTGAGGTAAGTCTTGGTGTTAAGTCCCACAACTCAGCTAGATTCAATGAGGCTATAGAAGAGCAGCTCAACTATCTTGATAATGTGCGTTTCTATGCAGTGATGAATGGTCACAAGATGGAGCAGAAGATTAAGAGTGAGATCATCTATAACTCTAAGAACCTGATTGTCTCTACTAATAACTATTTAAGAAAGCCTCACATTGTTATTGTAAAGGAAGAGGGAGCTGAGACGGGTATTAACTATGGCTATGTAGACTTTAGAGAGTTAGAGATGCAGGATCTGTATGGTCCTGTAGGCTTGAAGTGCCCAATTAAACAATCTTACATCGATGATGAAGGGCAAGAGGTAATCATTCAGGATGGTGTCGAGGTAACTCCATCACGAGAGAAGGTTATTTGGAGTGATTCGACTAAGGCTTTCATTCAGAAGCTTATCGATGCAGCTGCAGATGAGGTAACAGAACTCGTGGAGAAAGAGTTGTTAGAGACAGACTTCCTTAAGTGGTTAGATACTTGCAGACAAATCACTGGTGGTAAGACAGGAAATAAATACTCAGATAATCCAAGTGAAAGAACCCTTGCAATACTATCAAACATCATTGATACTAAGTCCATCAAGCCTAAGTATTCTCCTGATACGACTATTAAATTTACTAGTATTCCATCAACTCTTAATGGTTTTAGCGTAAAAGCTCATACTCAAAAGATTGATCATCTTAGAATTACTGGTGATGTACGTGTGCAGGTTGAGTATGTAAGTAATAAGATAGACCACTGGGATCAGATTGGGGATAAGAAAGTATTCTATCGTATAGGTAATGCTAATAAGTATAAGGATTTCTATTTGTATCAGAAGTATGGTCCATTTGTAACTATTAAGAAGACTAACCTTAGTTACTTGCAGGATCATATGGATAGTCCTGGTATACCTGATACAGATATAACTTATTACCAAGCAGAGTATACTAAGAAAAAATCTAATCAAGATTTGATAGAGCCATTGATCAAAGCATCAGAACTTTATGAGAGTTATGATGACATTGTTCTTCCTGACGATATCAAAGAGCAGTATGATGGGGCTGAGGCTAGTGCTTCGATTGTTAGTACTGGAAATCTAACTCCAGAGGAGAGACGTAAACTTAACTCTCAGATTGTAGGCTACACTCTTCGTCCTGATGATCATAGAACTGCTGGTAATTCTTACAAAGATTTTGTATGGGATAAGGTGGAGCCAACTCTACGTACAGTTATTAATAGTACAATTCCTACTTACTATGGTACTGACGAAGATGCTGATAAGCTGAAGATGGCTGCTGCTATTCTAAAGAGTTTTAATATGAAGTTTAGTACTGGGATTAAGAATCATTATTCTTGGGTTCCTCACGGCAGTTCAAATGATACTTTATATTACTTTGATTGTCTTGCTACTAGATTTACTGATCGTAATGGTTACTTTTCAGTCAAACCAAATGTAGATTACAGTGAGCAAACTCAGTTGCTAAAGCTTAGTGAGTCTAATGTTAAACATGTAAGAGACTTGGCTAATTACAAACACATTGATGAGTTCTTTAGAACTGTAGATGCTGAGGGTAATTATACTTGTCATCCAGCTGTTAACATGCTTGCTAATCATATGTGGGCTAAGCAGTTCCCAATTTGGGAAAGTTTTAGTGTTTACAATGATTGCTTTAATCTTGATTTTATTGATGAGAAGTATCATGAGATATACAAGTATCTTCTAAACATTTATACTAAGTTTGATTCTATTGTATTCTACAAAACACCAGGAGAAGAGCTACTTATAGATCTAAAGAGTGATCTTACTAATCTTACTGCTTTTGAATTGTTTTCTGCAGCTGACATATCTGATGATATGAGAGCTGAGTTATCTGCTAAGTTCTTTGTTCTATCTGATATCCCAGGAGTAAAAGTCTTGGATTATAAATTTATGGAGGTTATAAGATTTGCTGATGAGTTTGCAAAAGACACTAAGCATTTACTTCCACGTGTAAGCTCTTACAATATATCAGAGACTAATGAACAGATAACAATCTATCTGAAAGCCTTACAGGTGTTGGAAATTCCTATCCCTGAGCTCAATTAATTTCGTATCTTTATAGTAAATAATTAAACATGATTTATATCAATGTAATTGACGATAGGATCTGCGGATCCTATGGAGACACTCCGTTCTCTGTTCAGCATAGCCCTGAACTGTATGAGAAGCTGAGTAAACTTGCTGAACTTGCTAACGATGCCTCTACTATTGAGGAGTATCGTAAGTTTCTTGATGAGTTTGGATTGAACACACAAGAAGATTACACTAAACTTATCCAAGATAAGTGTGAGTTTATCTTCGTAAACAGAGCTACTGGTGAGTTCTTTCTGAAGCATGGGGAGACTGTCTCTACTATCCCAATGCCTGAGGCTTTGGTAGAAAGAATCTATGAATCTATTGACAAAGGGATTGACTTCAATCCACTTGTTAAGATGTGGACTAGATGGCTTCGTAACCCTATCCTCAGAAAGAAGATGAAGGATGGAAGAGGTAGAGAATTCTCTGAGAGATTCTTCAACTTTGTAAATCTTAAGTATGTACACCCTGTACTATTTAAGAAATATACAGAAGAGATGGGTTTCTCTGATGAGAAGGCTATCGATGCTGCTACTATGTATCAGATGAAGATTACTAAAGAGGGTCTCTTGAATGGTTACAAAGTATCCAAAGAGATTCTACATAAGTATGATCCTGAGACTGGTGAGGTTCATGACCGTTACAAGAGAACTTTCAATGTAGACACTGGTGAGATTGAGTCAGAAGGATTGCCAGAGTTTGTAGAAGACAGATTGTTTGAGCCAGCAGTTATGGGGAGTGGCGGTGATGCATTCTATTGTGAGGGAGCTAATGGCTATGGAACCCCAGGCCACTTCATCAAGGTAGGTTGTGTTCATCGTCTTGATTCTTGGGATAAGGTAAACACAGACGATCATCTATCTTGTGTTCCAGGTTTGCACTTTGGTGGTCTGAAGTATATCTCTGGATACGGTGGTGAGATTCACAATGTGTTTGTTGACCCAATGCACATCGGTGCAGTTCCAGATGATTCAACAGGTGCTATTCGATGCTTGCAGTACTTCGTTCACTCAAGCTTGGCTGGAGTTAATGGCTCTATCTATCACTCTTCTACTTATGCAGCTATGACAGATGCTGAGTGGGATAAGATGAGAGAGGAGGCTGTTGCTTTGTCAATAGAGAAAGCAAAGAAACTTAAAGAAGAGCAAGACGAACTAAATTCATTATAAGCTATGATCGACCCTATAGACACAGAAGGACAAGAGAGTACGATTTGTCTAATTGACGGGGATAGCTTATTATATTACGAGATGGATAAGCCTACTCTAGAGCAAGCCTTAAGTGGTATTGACTCTAGAGTAGAGACTATCCTGACTAATTGTAATGCTAATGCTTACGTTGGTTTTCTAACTGGGAAGAGTGGATATAGGTATCAAGTCTCCCCAACTTATAAAGCTAATCGTAAGTATCGTCCCAAACCAATTATCTTCTATGCACTCAGAGAGTACTTGAAGCAGAGGTATACGTTCAAAGAGTTCGATGGATTAGAGGCTGATGATCTTGTTGCTTACTATGGAGTAAACAACAATGATTGGAAGGTTGTAATCTGTTCTCCCGATAAGGATGTACTGCATCAGTGCATAGGCAAGCATTTTAATTATCAAAAAGTAGAGTTTGTGACAACTAGTGAAACAGATGCAGAGAAATTTTTATGGAAACAAGTCTTAATGGGGGATAGCACGGATAATATCCAAGGCATCCCAGGTGTAGGAATCAAGACAGCAGAGAATTGGCTGAAGGATCGTGAGAAAGAAATCGAAGGGTTTGTGTTGAGAAAATACGTAGAAAAGTTTGGGGTAGTTGAAGGCTTGGAACAGTTCTTCATTAACTTTCGACTGGTGTATCTCCTTAAGACTAAGGATGACATACTAAGAGAAGTTAAACTGGAACTACCTGAATTACAGTCTTTAATATGTATTAACTCTAAACCTGAAGAGAATGAGCCAACAGAATCTGCCCCTGAATCTCCCTCCTGGGAAACCTGGTAAATCCTTTCTAACCATTGTCAATGCTAGAACAGTAAGACTGTCTGGGGATATAAAACAATTCAAGCCAATCTATGATGAATATGAAAGTATTATCAAATTAGAAGGGCAAGAGTTGGATTATCATATCGGACAGGTAATTAGACCTAAGGTAAAAACTCCTTACAAGATTAATGTGATTCATAAGTTAGCTGCAGGAGGAGATCCAAAGAATCCTGCTCAAGCCTATGACTTATCTATTGCAAGGCCAAATTTATCTTCAATCTTTGCTGCCCCTTTGCTTGGGGGTAATAGAGAGTTATTCTTGTGGGATAAGTATTTTGTCAATGCCTTTGTAGAAACACCAGATGACAAAAACATCATTGCAATGCTGTACAGATTTTCAGGGGATGTTTTGTTCTTAAAGTTCGAAGCTGCACTATGTGCATTCAGAACATTTAAGTACAAGATTGACACTGACTCGAGTCATGTACTGTTTGTATTTGAAGTTCCAGAGACATCACAGAGTGCCTACGAGCATTTGATGAATAGTGAGTATTCTAAGATTGATGACTTCTTGAAGTTAAAGATTCTAGATTACCACGGGTTTAATATGGATGGTCAAACAGCTAGAGTTTTATTCAAGTCTCAGATTCTAAGAGCTGAACTTGAAGAGAAGCTAGACTGCACTATTCCTGCAGAGAATGAGCTGCACTCAGCACTTGATATGTCTCAAGAAAGATTTGATCCAGAGTATTATTACACACCTAAATCTATTATAGAAAGAAAATCAAATGTCAAAAGTACTTGAACAATTAGGGGATTGGGCTCCAGTTTATCAGCAAGTAACTGAAGAGCTCGGTCTTGAATACGAAGTGCTCAAGTCAACTTTAAAAGCAGAGAGAACCTCTAGGATTGTTTACCCAAGCAGTCCAGAGGTTCTTCGAGCTTTTGAGCTGACACAACTCAAAGATTTAAAAGCAGTCATCATTGGCCAAGATCCGTATCACAATGGAGCTGCAACAGGTCTAGCCTTCGGGGTTAGAGAAGGGTTTAAGATTAACCCAAGTCTTAGAGTTATTTATAAAGAGCTATGTTTGGAACACGGAGAAGAAGAACTACCTAACTTTGACTTTAGCTTAGAGAGCTGGGCCAAACAAGGTGTACTCCTTCTCAATACAACATTAACTGTGGTAAAAGGTCATCCTAACTCTCATGAAAGTCTGTGGAGAGGCTTTGTAGATAAGATGGTAGGTAAGATGATTCAAGAAAAAGATAATGTTGTATTTCTCTTATGGGGTAAATATGCACAGAACAGATTCGATGCTTTAGTTAAGTCTACGAATATGTACTATGGCAAATCCCATGTGTTAATTACTGCACCACATCCTGCAGCTGAGGTATACGGAAGTATGAAAGCTGGATTTGTTGGCAGTAATTGTTTTATGAAAGCTAATGATAACTTATCAACACCTATTAATTGGATATGACAATAGCACAGCAGTTAAAAATTACGACATTTCCTTTTGATATAAAGGATGAGAATGGTAATACAATCTATTACGAATACAGCAGTGAAGATTGGTGCAAATGGGAATATGACCAAGGTGGGAATCAAATCTATTTTGAAAATAGCGATGGATATATCATAGACGACCGCCCCAAGCCCGAACCCGAACCCGAACCTGTGAAAAAACAAACAGCAGTAGAGTGGTTGATTAAAAAACTTACAAACAGACAAAACGGTATCTTTGATGGATTCCCACATTTATCGCTTGATGAAATTTACAGCCAAGCCAAAGCAATGGAGAAGAAGCAGATACAAGATGCTTATTGGGAAGGTGGTCGTGATGTACAAACTAATGTATATAAAGGGATGAAGGAATACTACAACGAAACATACGGAGGTGACAAATGAAAAATAAAGTATGGTATAAAGTAACCATTTCAACTGACGAACAAGATGTTTCATTTTACCCGACTGAAGGATTTGATGGAATCATCGTTGAAACAAAAGAGATGGATGGTAAAACTCAAAGTCCGAGAATGTATCTGAATGAAAATGAAATGGAGTTGCTAATATCTAAAATGCGAGAAATGATGAACTATGTAAAAGGAGGTGACAAATGAAAAACATACACTTAACACCAACAGACAATTATTCTCCATTGGTTCATTCTACAAGTAAGTATGGAGGTTACTTTTTAAGTAAATACTATTCACCAATGAAACACATGGGTGATTCATTTCAACACATCTACATCACTTCTGATGAAATCACTGGTTTTGAAAACAATATTTGGGTTATTTCAGGAACTAGAGTTTGGTTATGGCAAAGTACAATGGCATTAGTTTTTAATGATAAACCAAGAAAAATCATCTTAACAACAGACCAAGACTTAATCAAAGATGGTGTACAAGCTATTGATGATGAGTTCTTGCAATGGTTTGTAAAGAATCCAAGTTGTGAGGAGGTTAAGGTTGAATTGCAAATAAAATCAGTTCAGCTACCTCAAAAACAATTATCTAAAAATAGTTATGATTTATCATTTAGATGGATAGATGTAACTTATTACAAAATCATCATTCCACAAGAAGAACCTAAACTAATTAATAATTGCCCTAAATGTGGATTAGATTTAGTTGAAAGAGAAGGAAGTAAACCTGTTTGTCATAGAGTAGATTGTGGTGGTATTATACTTAGCAACGAAACATTAAGAGAATGGGAATTGAAAAAAGAACCTAAACAAGAAACACTTGAAGAAGCAATAAAAAGAGAGTATGAAGCAAGAAAATTTAATAGTGATTTTCCTTTTGACCCACAGAGTTTTAAATTAGGTGCTAAATGGCAAGAGGAGAGAATGTATAGTGAGGAAGATATGAAAAATGCTATTGAAGAAACAGTATTGCAATGTAATAAAAAGGCGCAAGAATCTTATGGTGTACTTGAAATAGATGTAGATTATATATTTGAACAATTCAAAAAGAAAGGAGGTGACAAATGATTAACTTAAATGCAAATAGCACTACTAATGGTAGGTGCTTAAATGGTCATACTTGGACTCATGTAAGTTCGTTGTGGTTTGATTTAGAAGGCTATATGTGTGATTGCGGAGAGGTTCTATGGCATAGTGAGCCGTGTCAATGTTGTGGACAACCTGTGGTTAAACCAATTCCAAATAAAGGAGGTGACAAATGAAAGAACCAAGTAACTTATTAGCATCAGTAATCATGGATCTGAAGATCCGTGAAGAAAGAGGATTAGCAACATACGGTACAACTATGGATAGGAAGGACCTA